GCGCTAGAGCCACGATGGCAACGGCTCATTGAATGGGCAGGGAACGGCATCCAGAAGCCTCGATGGGCTATCGTTCCAGACGTTCCAGGTAATGCCGGGGCAACCTTGGAGCGGTGGCATAAGTACGTTCAGCGAGTCCATGACTGCGAAATCAATGCGGCCATTGCAGTTCAAGACGGGATGACGGTCGAGGACGTTAAAGCACTCAGGCCGGGGCCGGTTGTCATTTGCATAGGGGGTACGGATGAGTTTAAATGGGGTACACTAAACCAGTGGGTTCAGAACTTCCGGCGGGTTCACGTTCTTCGGGTAAATCAGCCTAGCAAACTCGATGAACTTGAGGCGATGGGCGTTGAGTCTTGCGACGGGACCGGCTGGAATCGAGGTAATCGAGTGCAGACCAAGGGCGTGGAAGAATGGGCCAGGAAAAGACCTACGCCAACGCAGCAGCACGCTTGGCGATGGTGCTGCCGAAGCAAGGATTCTAGCGATCAACTTTTTGCAATATGAGAAAACAAATGAAGACAATCAAGAGCGGGCGCGGCGGCAGACGCAAGGGGGCAGGCTCAAAGCCCAAGCCGATCGAGCAAACCAAGCCGATCCAAAAGGGCTTTCGATGCTCGGTGCAGGTCGGGGCGTTTCTGGCCGAGGTCGGAACGGGATTTATCGAGGACGCGATTCGGGTTAGCGAGGCATTCAAACGGTGGAGTAAGGGCAAATGAGCGACCAAAACAAAGGGCCATGTTTCGGCGTTCCGTTGCCGGCGCATCTTGACTTCCCTGGCGGCATGCAAAAGCCAGTGCCTAGACGGCATGAGCTAGAGCAGGTAATGGCATCGGGGGGTCTTGGTACGGTCAAGGCTTTCGAGGCATCCCTAGCCCTTGTTGCTGCAATCGATCGCGGCGGCTACGATGTTTCGGCTTGCATGATTTGCCAAGAGCTGGTGGTTTGCATTCCAGACGGGATAGCAATGTGCGAGGAGTGCGCGGAAAAGGCAGGGGGGTAACGTGACCAACTCCGCCGAGTACATCCGCTTGCACGGCCACAGCGACGACTACGAGCCAGGTCCGGCCGTCGAGCCATGCGGCTATCCGGCGGGGTCGCTAGGGAAGCTCGAGGCGATGCGACGCAGGGCGGAGTTAGGGCAGCACATTTGGCATGCGAAAGACTGCGAAGCGATGGCTAGTCCAGTGGAAAGCCAAGCGATGAGCGATTACGTCATTCTGCACGCCAGGGCGACGAAGTACGCGAATCGGCGAGGCTCTTGACTCCGGGCTGATTTTGTGCGTTAATTGGGCATCCATTTTTACAGGGGTGTTCCATGCGTTTCAACGACATTCTAAAATCCAAGCGAGTTTGGGCCGTTATCGGCACGATCGCGGTGGTGGTTCTCAAAGACCGAACTAGCCTATCTGAGCAACAGATTCTCGAAATCGTCGCTCTTGTCTCGGCTCTTGTGGTGGGGGATTCTCTCCGGCCAGTTGCCCCCAAGCCCGACGAGGTGGCAAAGTGAGTCTTTTCCAACGCATCCGCGATCTAGCGGAAACACACAAGCAGGATTTTGCCAACGCTTACGCCGAAGCGGGCGGCGATCACGTTAAGGCCAAACGAATCCTTCGGGCCAAACTTCGCGACTCCTACGGCATGGACCCCGCGACGATATTCATGCTGCTCCAACTAGCGATCCGAATCTACATTTGGGCCAAAGAACGCGGCTACCTCAGCAAGTACGACCCTGCCCAAGTCCCGATGGGCGGAGTACTCGAAGCGATGGCCCTTGATGGCGACCTAGACGACGAATAGACCCCTTGCCAACCCGAGCTTTGCCGCGATTTAATAGGGGATTCGGCGAGTTGGCAGGGGCTAAAATGGAGTGCGATAGATGAGCGATCCGAAACCGCAAGAAACAAACTACCTTCCCTTGATTTTGATCGGGGCGGTGCTGTTTTTTGCCTTGCGCCAACCAAAGGAAGGGGGTGATCCATCTAGGCCGGTGGGGGTCGAGTCCGTCGTCAAAGCGACGATCCCGAACATTCGCCAAGCCTACCGAGCGGCGTTTCTGGAAGCAGCCAAGCGCATCGAGTCCGGCGATATCAAAGATCAAGAGCAATGGACGGCGTTTATCAAGGCCAACGCGGGAGCAAAGCAGCGTGAGGCACTGGACGCGGTCTACGGGGCAATTGACGAATTGAAGCTGCCGGTGACGTTTGCGGGCAAGGAATCTGAGATAGCGAAAATCAATCGAGAAATTTCGGGGGCGTGGTAACATGTGGCCAGTCGGAAAGTTTGAATCTGGGGAGTTTGCATTTAGCTTCTGTCTCGTTTTCTTGGCGATGTTTTGCGGGGCAATCGCCTGGAATTGCTTCGAGTTTGTCTATAGCCATTTGTCGATAAGGTGGGCGTGGTAAATGCTTAGTCTTCGCGAAATTGTAGCCATGCAAAACCTAAGTTTCCTTCGAGAGTACCGACAGGGTTTTACCTGGGACCAAGTCCGGGAACATGGACGGCTCTTGCGGGTCGATATGGATCGACTCGAAGCAATGATTCTCGCGCTGGAGGCAGGGCGGTAATGGACAGCCAAAAAGAACTTGAGCGAATTGACAGGCGGGTCGATGGCTTGTGGGACACAGCCCATTGCAGCGAGAGATTGCTTGGTACGCTATCGTCGTTTTTGATTATCGTTGCGGTTTTTGTAGTTTTTCAATTTTTAATCCATGCTTATGTTGCAAGCAAAACCAGCGAGCGGCTGCATCGCTTAGAGCGAATACACGGCATCGACGAAATCGGGAGGCGAAAGTAATGGCAGAGACCAAGGCTCCAATTACCAGACCGGCACACGCCGAAAGTATCGTTTGCGATGAATCCCCAGAGGTCCATAACACGCTGGCCGTAAGGGCTTTTGAGTCAATCGTGATAGTTGTTGTTGTTTTGTCTGTAGCGGTTTGCGGCTTGGCATTCGTCACGGCGTTGACATCGCAGGAAAACGGGCGGCTTCAAGGGGAGTTGAGCCGAGCGGATTCAGAACTCAGGAAGATCGGGAGCAAGTAGCATGGACGAAATGGGATTTGTAACCTGGAAGCTTGTTCAGTTGGTCCTATGGGCCGGGCCTTTCGGCATCGCGGCATTGCTAGGGGCGATCGGAGGGGCGGCATTCTACGCAGGCTACTCGATCCGACCCAAAGCCGATAAGCCGATGGGCGCGGCAAAACTCGACCATATCAAGTACGACATCCTCCCCGATGGCACGCTAGGCCCGGGCGATAATCGAAACCTGGAGGGGCCGGAATGAAGACAGTGAGACGGTATTTGGCGAGGACGATCTACGTGGTGTTGTTTGTCGCGCTGTTTCCGTTTGCGATCGTCAAGATTGTCCTAGATTCGTTTTTTGAAACATGCGTAGAGACCCTAGATAGCTTGGAGTGGATCGCTGATGAGTGAATTTACCGGCTACGATCCAACGATTGAGAACCGCGATGAGATCCGAGCAACATCGGTTTCAATGGGATTTTCCTACGGCGATTACAGCGCGCCCGAAGAGGTCGACCCCCGGCCGTTCATGCGACACGACAAGCAGCTGAATATGAGTTCTTGCCAGGGTTTCAGCCTAGCGAATGCTTGCGAATGCGTTTGGGCATTGTCTCAAGGGTTCAAGCCTGAGAATCAGCTATCGAGTCTTTTCGCCTACCTAGAATCACAGCGACTCGATGGAGGCAGGCTATTCGGGGTAGATAAGGGCTCGACGATCAACAGCGGGCTAAAAGTGGCTACCGCCATCGGCATGTTACCCGAAGCGGAATTGCCCTATCGCACCCCATACCCAAACAACGCTCGAACCATCGTTACCGATGCGATGAGAGCCAAGGCCAGCCCCTACAAGATCCGTTCACACACTTGGTTGGAGTCATACGACCAGATTTTCCAGTACCTAGCCTCGGGCGTCGGCGCGGTTCATACCGGTACGCTTTGGAATGATTCCTTCTACAGCCGAAACGGCGTGCTTGAGTCGGTCAATCTACGCGGCGGCGGCGGACACGCTACGGCATGGCTCGGGTACTCAAAGCGGAAAGACTCCAGGGGCCGGAAGTACATTTGGCGATTGAACAGCCACGAAGACTCATGGACTGAAATTGCCCCGTCGGTCATCGACGCTCTTTGTCGTCACGAATACACATCGATCGTCGGCGTATCGGACCTGTCGACGCCAGGACCACGGGAAGTCAAATGGTTAAAGGATAGGCCGTTAGAATGAAGGAATCAGGAGGGCCGGTAATTATGGTTTTAGGATTGTTCAGTCTGCTTTGGCTATTGTCGAGTCCCGCGAAGGTCGAGCCCATACCGGTCGATGGGTTGATCGAGGTTGTCGCAACGGTTAAGGATTCCTTGACGGTCGAACCGGCCGATCCCCAGCCCAGCCCATCGGACAAGCACGAAAAGGCCAAGCGGGAAATCGTTTTGTTTGGCATTCCAGGTTGCAATCCTTGTGATGAGTGGAAGCGATGCGAGCAGCCTCGATTCGAGGCTGACGGCTGGGTAGTTGTAAAAAGCAATGACCCAATGAAGGGGCCTTGGCCTCATTTTATCATCGAAAAAAACGGCAAGACTTACGACCACAAGGGCTACCTTCCATTTGGCAAGATCGACGAGGTGACGCGGTGAACTTGATTTTGGCTCAACTTTCCCAGGAAGCTCAACTAGGCGTCACAACGGCGGCGATCACTACGATGGGTGGCGTGATCGCTACGCTGTTTTTGTGGTTGATGAAGGCTCAAGCGAACTACTCCGAGAAGGCTGACAAAAACTACGAGGCCTGCAAAGAAGACCGGAAGGCCCTTTGGGACCAAGTGGGAATCTTAAACACAAAGGTGGCTTCGCTACTGGAGGGAAAACGGCATGAGTAATGCACTTCTCGACGAACTACGGAAACCAGAATACGCAAGCCTTAGCGATCAAGCGGCAGCGGATGCGATCAACGCAAAGACGGTGACGGTACGCGTCTTGGTCGACCTTTGGCAGATCGAAGAGTACGCAAGGCGAAATGGAATCCGCCAATCGCTCAGGCGAGCCGAAGGAAACGCGCAGCACCCTTGCCAGGGAATCGCGATCGATATCCTTGCCTATATCACATCGCCGAGGACTGAGAAGCTCGACGTTGACCTACCCGAGACCCAAGAGATGTTCGGGGCTATGGTTTCTTGCGGGTTTGCGACTGAGGCCAATGTCGGCGAAATGCTGGCGCTAGCGAACGAAACCAAGCGATGGGTCGACGTCAACAACGTTGGCAATCAGTCCGCCGATTCGGTGCGAGTCGCAAGGGACATCCTCAACGGCGCGACGGCAAAGCGAGACGGCTGGAAGCGAATAATCGCCGACGATTACAACGCAAAATATGCGATGATTGATAACTGGAAATCTGGCGACCCGGACCCGGTGCTATAATGCCAGATTACTACGTCACAACGACCGGCAGCGACTCCAACACAGGGCTTAGCGAGTCGCTAGCCTTTGCGTCCCCAGGGAAGGCTTGCGCGACAGCAACGGCTAGCGGGGATCGCATTTTCGTAAAGAGTGGCACTTACACGCTCACCTCGACAGCCAACAACGCCAACGGAGGGCGATTTACACTTGCCGTTGGGGTCAGGATGGAAGGATACAACTCAACCATCGGCGACCTTGGAACGGCTCCGGTAATTAGTGCTGGTAGCCTTACGTCGTTCACGATGTGCACGCTAAACGCTAGCTTCAACGTCCGGCCTGCGCAGTTGGTGAACATCGAGTTTAACGGGCAGAGCAACTCGGCTGTCGTCGGGGTGAACAACGCAGCCATTTACACGAGACTCATAAACAGGGTGCTCGTAAGAAATTGCACTACTGGATTTTCAGGGAATGCTCAAGATAGTTGCTTGTTTAATTCCGCTGCTATTAGTTGCGGCACTGGCTTTTTGAGTCAGTATGCTTTGATCGGTTGCGTCGCGAGGGCTTGCAGTTCCTTTGGGTTCGACAAATACCAAACCGCGATTCATTGCATAGCAGCCAATAACGGAAACACGGGCTTCCGGTCGGTTAACACGATTGGAACCAGCACGATAAATTGCACGTCTCACGGAAACACGAACTACGGTTTCGACCTATCTTACGACATCGGAATCATCGGCAACTGCGTAGCGACATCGAACACGCTCCACGGCTTTTCGCTAGGTGGATCTAGCCCTAACGGGATGCCCGCATTCAATAACGCTAATTGGAACAATACTAGCGGCGCGAACAGGTTTACCAGTGCAGTTGAGATCGGGCAAATCAACCTAACGGCGAATCCTTTTACTGACTCGACGAATCTAGATTTCACCCTCAATAACACATCCGGCGGAGGTGCTTTGCTTCGGTCCGCTGGGTTTCCTGGGTCGATTCTAGGCGGCAATACAGGATTCCTCGATGTCGGATGCTATCAAGCGGCGGCAGGCGGTAGCAGCGGCGGATTGATACTATCCAGGCCAATGAATGGAGGCTATTCAGCATGAAGCGAAAATTCAAAGGTGGCCTAACCTCGGTGTCGCTCCCGGTTTTTATCGCCGACACATCGAGCACAACGGGCGGCGGATTGAGCGGCGTAACGTCGGCATCTAGTGGATTGGTGTTGGAGTATCGCAGGGCCGGCCAATCGACTTGGACGAGCGTAACCCCGCAAGCAGGAAAGACCCTAGGCAGCTACCTGTCAGGCGGTATCGTGGCGGATGGGTCGCTAGCGGGGGCGTACGAAGTCGATTTTCCCGATGCGGCTTTTGCGTCCGGGGCGAGGATGGTTGTTTGCCGGGTCAGAGGCGTTGCAAACATGCTAGCGGTACTTATCGAAATTGAACTTGATGCGGTGGATTATCAGGATGCTACGGCGTTTGGGTTGTCTAGGATCGACCAGACAATCGGAAGCAGAGCAACGCAAACTAGCGTTGATACGCTGGCTGGATATGTCGATATCGAAGTGGCGGCAATTAAGGCCAAAACAGACAACTTGCCAAGCGACCCGGCAGACGCTTCGGACATCGCTACCAGTTTCGGTACGGTCAACAGTACGCTAAGCACGATCGCAAGTTACGTTGATACTGAGGTTGCAGCGATCAAAGCAAAGACGGATTTGATAGCGGCTTTCCCGGCCAACTTTTCTAGTCTCGGCATTAGCCCAACGGGCGTAATACTGACGGTCTTTACGGTCGAGGAATTATCTAATGGAGCACTTACGGCTAACGGGGCAGTCGATGCTATCCCTCCGGCCGTTTGGAACGCACTGACAACAGACACCTACGTTGACGGCTCGTTCGGTGATCGGGTGCTCATAAGCGCGAACAACACTCGAACCGTAGCAGTGACGGGCTCTCACCATGTTGCAGCGGTAATGCACGATGCCGAGCCGAATTCGATTCCCGAGGATGCGTTTCAAAATGGGGCGGTATCGGCGCGGGTAATCGCAACGGATGCAATCGACTCGGATGCTTTGGCGGCTAGTGCGCTGACTGAGATTACTAACGCGGTAGGAACGCTCCAGGTCTTGACTCGGCTTGATTCAATGATCGAAAGCGACGGGGCAGGGCAATTCCGTTTCGATACGATTGCTTTGGAGATGGCCCCAGCGGGTGGCGGTGGCGGCGGGCAAACGATCAACGTGTACCCAGTCTCGGCATCGACTCCCGAGCGGGTTGCAGGGACCACGATAACCTACTATCGAAACGAAAATAGATCGGTATCGGTGGTTACTGATTTTACGCTGACGGCTCTTACCTTGCAGTTTGTTATTGAGGACTCAGAGGGTGCTGACCTGCTCACCATTCCCGATGGCTCAATCAGCCGATCAGACAAGACCTTTACAGTGTCGATAGGTACAGCGGTAACCGCGACGATCAGCAACTACCGATGGGCATTGAGGGACATTACAGGCGGCAGCAATAGCGTCATTGCTAGAGGCGTCTTTAGCGTACAGGAGGCGGCGGCCAGTGCCTAGACTTTGCAGGTGCGGAAAGATAGTAGCGGATCGGTGCGAGTGTCACGGCGGGGCAAGTACGCAACGCAGGGACACTACCAGCGAAGGACACGGTACGGATCACCGCAAGGCATCGGAGCGATACAGAGCCAACCATCCGCTATGCGAACGGTGTGTTATGTTGTGGGGTGCGATGGATGCCAAGCCATCGAAGGATATGCACCATATACATTCGATCCGATCAGCACCGCAACTAAGAATGCAGGAGTCTAATTGGCTTGCCGTTTGTGGCCCATGCCATGAGGCTATAGAGGGCCTGCCGATCGAGGGCCAAAGGATCAAGGCGTGGAGTCGCGATGCGTATAACGCGATGTTAGAGGGGTCCAGCGGGTCAAACCGGGGGGTACTCGAAAAGTCTAATTACCCCCTGGCCGATCTGTCGCAATCGCTTCCGCGAGTCTCCACAAAATTGGGGTTTTAGGATGAAAACTGTCACCATGAAGGTTTCGGACTTGTCGCAGGATCCGGCCAACGCTCGAAAGCACGACGACCGAAACATAGATTCCATCATTGCAAGCCTTCGTCGCTTCGGCCAACAGAAACCGATCGTTATCGATGCGTCGAACGTGGTTCGAGCCGGGAGCGGAACGCTAGAAGCAGCGAAGCGGCTAGGCTGGGATACGATCGAATGCGTCAAGACCGATCTAAAGGGCTCTGACGCTATCGCCTACGCTATCGCCGACAACCGGACAGCAGAATTAGCCGAGTGGGATTCGGACATCTTGGCGGCTCAATTAAGCGGCTTGCTGACCGACGACGAGGCACTAGCCAACGCGGCGGGTTTTTCGACTGAGGAGATCGAGGCGATGCTAAGCGACTTAGCGGACCCTGATGAAATCGACGAAGATGAGGTGCCAGAGCCTCCGGTCGATCCGATCACGAAGCCGGGCGACCTATGGATCCTTGGCGAGCATCGCGTTCTGTGCGGGGATAGCACGAAGGCAGCGGATGTTGAGCGGTTGATGGATGGGGCAAAGGCTGATTTGTGTTTCACTTCACCTCCATACAATCTTGGTAAGTCCGTTGGTCTTAGAAACGGAGCAAGAAAGGGCAAGCCTTCCGCTTACAATCACGCAACAGACACGGGTGACGGATGGTCGGATTTGATGCGTTCTTTTCTTTCTGTCGCGCTTAGCGCGTCAAGTTGCGTCGCTTGTAATGTCCAGATGCTATCCGGCAATAAGATCGACTTGCTCAACTTAATGGGTGAGTACGCAAGCAAAACGATTGACATTGCGATATGGGTTAAAAGCAACCCGCAGCCCGCGATGGCGGATGGGGTAATGAACTCAGCATTTGAGTTTGTTTGGATACTATCCGGTGAGGATGAGCCAAACAGACGAATAAAAACGGCATCGTTTAGCCGCGGCACATTTTCAAACGTGTTTGAATCGGCGACAGCAAGCGGACACGACGCATCGATACACGGTGCGGTTTTTCCCGCGAAAGTTGCTGCGCATTACATTGGCGGACTGTCTGCAAAATCATCAAGCGTTTACGAACCTTTCTGCGGATCAGGCACAACCCTAATCGCAGCCGAGCAATTAGGGCGCAAGTGCTACGGCATGGAAATCAGCCCGCAGTATTGCGATGTTATTGTGGCTCGATGGGAGAAGTTGACGGGACAGAAGGCGGTTCTTGAGGGCACATCATGACCAAAGGGCGCAAAAAAACCGCTCCGGAAATCCTCAAGATGCAGGGTGCTTTCATCAAAAACCCGCAGCGAGAAAACAAATCTGCCCCAAAGGCTGACGGCGAAGAGCCTGAAATGCCGGACTATTTCAGCGAGGATGAAAAATTCAAATGGGGCCAGCTACTTGAGGACATGAAACGAAACGGGATTTGCTCAAGCGACCTTCGGGAGATTATGATCGCCTACTGCACTGCTTACGGCGGTTGGATGCTAGCACGAAAGGCGGTTTTGAAGACGGGGATCGTCTTAGTTCAAAAGACCGATGACGGGGTCGACGCTAAACGAAATCCTTTTTCGGTCGAGCTGCATAAGTACCGGGAGGAAATGAATCGGCTCTTACCTGAGCTTGGCTTGACTCCATCGGCTAGGGCTCGAATGGTTGCGACGCTTCCACCAGAAGAGGACGAATTCGCCGAGTGGCTAAAGAGGGCTCCAGGTTGATAGCAAGCGGCGTTTCCTTACGTGTCGAGGACTACTGCCAAGCCGTCGAGGACGGTTCGGTAGTCGCTTGCGATCGCGTCAAGGATGCTGTCCTACGCTATCGGCTCGACATGGGCAGGCAATCTACGCCAGAATTCCCTTATTACTTTGATGCGGTTAAGGCGGCTAGTGTCTGCGAGTTTTTTCCGCTTATCCTTCGGCATTCCATTGGGGAGTATGCGGGCAAGCCGTTAACCCTTGAGGATTGGCAGATTTTCGGGCTATGGAATATCTTCGGTTGGCGGCGCGATGAGGATCGGACTAGGCGATTCCGCAAAGTCTATTGGTCGATGGCTCGGAAGAATGGCAAGACTACTTTTGTAGCGGGCCTGAGTCACTACCTAGCGATGGCCGACATAGACCCGCGAACCGGTAAGCCGGAAGCTATCGGGCAGATCCTCTTGACGGCTACCAAAAAAGAACAGGCGAACATTGCCTACGGCGAATGCGAACGCATGGTACAGCAATCTAAGACCATGCAAACAAGGACCGACATCCGGAACGAGACGATCACGTACACGCACAACGGAAGCTATATTCGCAAAGTATCCTCGGATAAGCCGTTTGACGGATTGAACCCTCATTGCGTTGTTATGGATGAGGTTCACGCATGGGGCCAACACCATCGGAAATTTTATGACACGATGGTTACGGGCAGCGGCTCACGTTCCCAGCCTTTGCATGTCATTATTACGACCGCAGGGGATGATAAATCGGACCTTTGGCTACAGGAATACAACTACGCCACCAACGTGGTATCGGGCGTTAGCAAGGATGAAACCCTATTTGCTTTGATCTACGAGCTAGACAAGAATGACGACTTCGAGGACGAATCGACCTGGATCAAGGCGAATCCGAACCTAGGTATTTCAGTCAAACGCGAATACCTTCGCGAACAAGTCAACAAGTTTCGCCACACGGCAATCGGACGGAATTTGCTTGATAGATTTCACGGCAATCGGATCGTCTCATCGACCGAAAAAGCATTCGACCTTGAGGACTTTGAAAGGTGCGTTAAGCCTTACTCGGATTGGTCCCAGGCTGACGGCTACGGGGCTGGCATCGACCTTGGAGCACGCGACGACTTGGCGGCTTACGCTACTTGTGCCAGATTCCCGGTCGACATCGACGACAAGGGCAAGACGGTCTATCGGTACGAGATCCGAACCAAGGCTTACATCGCAGCAAACAGCAACCGCGACCTTACAGCGATGCCGTTTAGCCAGTTCATTTTTGACGAGGAAATAATCAAGGCCGATTACCCAATCGAGGACTTAGCCGAATCGCTCTTGGCCGACCTTGAGGCCAACGACATCGGGACAGCGGCTTACGATCCGTACAACGGGCAGCAACTCGGCGAGAAGCTAACCAAGGCAGGCGTAACAGCGGCCAGGATGGCACAAAACCAAGCCAACTTCAACGAAGCAATCCGTGACTTCATCGATCTAATGAAAAACGGTCGGCTAGTATTTGCCGATTCAAAGCTACTGCGTTGGTGTGCCAACAATGCTATAATCTGCAAGGATCGCCAAGATAGATGGATGTTCGATAAAGCGAAGTCGAAAGACAAGATTGACCCAATCGTTGCGGCGGTAATGGCCTATAGGATTGCAAGCCTACAGCCTGAGCGTTCGTCCGGTAGTCTTTACGTCACTTAGGAGGGGGCAAGATGGCAAGCATACTTGAGCGAATGATCCAATGGGGCGGTTACGCATGGGACTTGACCACAAAGAAGCTAACCGTCAAGGAGGCTCTTTCGGTCCCTCCGGCTTGGTACGCGCACAACAAGCTGACCGGGGACTTCGCACGGCTACCCATCGACGTCAAGCGGGTCCAGGGTAAGGGGGCTGTCAATGACACCAAGCACGACGGATATAGGCTCTTGAGGGAGCGACCGAACAAGGTTCAAAGCCCCACTCAGTTCAAGGCTCAAATCCTTTCCCATGCCTTACTCAAGGGCAATGGCAGGGCGGCAATTATCCGCGATGGCTTCGGCGTTTCGGAATTGATCCCCATGATGCCAGAGCAAACGGTAACGCTCATCCACCTCGGCGAAAAATACCACGCATACAAGCCCGAGAAGGATACCAAGAAAGAACTTTTCGACACCCAAGAACCAGACAAAAACGGCTATATCATTTTCCGCGACGACGATGTCTTGCACATCAACGGTTTTTCCTACGATGGAGTCGAGGGGCTAGGCTTGCTGGACATCGCCAACAGCACTTTCGGAACGTCTTACGAAGCTGGCAAGTTCCAAAACAACCAGACGAAAAAAGGCTTTCGGGGCAAGTTGATTCTCCAGGCCCCTCCGGCAGCGTTTCGCAGGGCTGAAGACGCTAAAGAATTTATCGACCAGTTCAACGCATCGGAACTTGGTAGCGACAACGCGGGCAAGGCTGGTCTGTTGCGCGAAGGCATCACGGCCAACGCAATTTCGATGTCAAATAACGACGCTCAATTCGTCGAGCTCCAAAAGTTCAATCGCCAAGATATCGGGATGCTCTTTGGCCTAGACTCGATGCCGGGCGATGGCGAAACCGATAGCTACAACTCCAGGGAGCAGGCAGCGATAGCGTACTTGCAATGCTTGGATCGATGGCTAGTCCAGTTCGAGGAACAATGCGACATGAAATTGCGAACGCCAACCGAGCAGCGGCTAAACAAGACCTATTTCAAGTTCAACACGGCAGCAATTCTGAGGACCGACCTTAAAAGCACCATCGACGCGTTCTCTATCGCTATCTCGTCGCGAATTATGAACCCGAACGAATGCCGATCAAAGTTAGACCTAAACCCATACATCGGGGGCGATGAGTTTATCAACCCGAATATCCAGTCGACAGGGGCCAGCAAAGACGATTCCAGCGACGATGAAGACTCAAGCGACGACCAAGACGAAGACGACAACCAAGACGACACGCAAACCCAGTCCAGGAACGCCAGGGCCGTCGATGAGACGCTACGGAGCTTAATCCGAACAGAGGCCAACAACGCAACCAACGCGGCTGGAAAGGCCCAATTTGCGGCCTGGATTGGCAAGAATTACCCTAAGTGGGAAGCCAAACTAGCCGACAAGATCGAAGCGATCGGACTTGATCGGGATTTGGCTCGGGTTCATTGCCAAGAATCGACGCGGCAACTTGCAGAACTTGCGGCCAAACACGGGCCAAAAGACCTGAAAAACGCGGTAGAAAACACGGTTAAAGGCTGGGAAAACAGGCTATTTGCTTTGAAAGGGCAGAAGAATGATTGAAGTCTTGAACGAAACCAACGAAATCATTTTGAGCGGCGTTGTCGGTGACGGATGGGGCGACGATCCCATTACCAAGGGCGGAGTGCGAAGGGCACTGAAATCTTTCGGCGATGGCCCTATCACGGTTCGGATCAACTCCCCAGGTGGCGCGGCCGATGAGGGGATCGACATTTTCAACATCCTCAGAGACTACCCGGGCGAAGTCACTACGATCAACGATAGCCTAGCAGCATCGGCGGCCAGTGTCATTTTCCTGGCAGGATCCAAGCGGCTTATGAACGATGGCTCTAGGGTAATGATTCATCGAGCCATGAGCATTGCATTTGGCAACCAGGAAGAGATCCGCAAGACGCTACAGGCCCTTGAGTCCTACGACGCTTCGCTACTGGACATTTACAGCCAATACCTGAGCGAAGACAAGGCGGCAATCGAGGCCATGCTATCGGCTGAAACGTGGTTCGGTGTCGATGAGGCTATCGCAGCGGGGCTTGCGACGGCTCGCTACGGCAAGGACAAGGACGACAAAAAGAAAAAGAAAATGACCTCGCAATTCGACCAAGCTAAATCGAATTGGCTACGGTCGAAGATGGCTCAATTTACGCGGGGTCTTGACTCGGCGAAATGATCGTGCTAAGGTTTTAGAGCCTGAGCGAAAGTCTCACGCAACTTGCAACTGATTAGCGGCAAGACTCACGGTTCAATTTTTTGTCCCGTGGCAGTCATGCCGCTACTTTGGTTTAACGACTGCCACAACTCACAGGAGCAGTCGGAATGAAAACGAGCAAGCAATTGCAAGCAGAGATCGAAGCACTACAGGCCAAAGTTTCGGCCATTCAAGCGGTAGCACAGCAAGACAATCGCGACCTTCTCGCAGACGAGCAAACCGAGATTGATTCGATCGTCGGCGATGACAAAAACCCAGGGCAGATCGCCAATCTTGCCAAAGAGCGAGAGCGAGCGATCCGCATCGAGTCGATGGTTTCGAACGCGGCTCGGGATGTTCGCCAAACTCAGAGCGACCAAGAGGCGACTCAAAAGCCGTTCAAGATCCCAGCAACAGCCAAGGCTACTAGGCCCCTCGTAGCGTTTCGCGGCGACGATGCCGAGGTAAATGCCTACCGATCGGGCAAGTACATTCTTGCGACGATCTACGGCGATTCCAAGGCTAAGCAATGGTGTTTGGATCACGGCGTTCAAAACGTACTCAGCGGAAGCGACGACCTTCGAGGCGGTACGCTTGTCCCGCCTGAGTTTGAAACTGCGGTTATCGCATTGTTCGAAAGCTACGGCATTATTCCGCGATATTCTCGCGTCTACCCGATGGCTTCGGACACCCTTTCGGTTCCTCGGCAATTGTCGGACGTTATCGCCTACGCTGTCGGAGAATCGGATGAGATCACGGCAAGCGATCCGACTTTTAGCCCCGTCAACTTGGTCGCTCGAAAGTTCGGCACCTTGACCCGCGTGCCAAGCGAACTCAATGACGACGCGGTTATCTCGATCGCCGATATGCTCGCTACTTCGATCGCTCGGGCTCAAGCCTTGCGAGCCGATACGGCTGGTTTCCTCGGCAACGGCGAAGCGGCGAATCACGGCGTTCAAGGGCTCGCAAACGCCCTCAATGCAGGATCCGTCGTCACGGCAGCGGCTGGGCAAAACACGATGGCAGCACTGACCATCGCGGTATTCCAAGAAGCTGTCGGTAAACTGCCAAACTTCCAGGGTATCAACCCCGTGTGGTTCTGCCATAAGGCCATTTGGTCGAACGTCCTGGGGCGTTTGCAATTGGCAGCCGGCGGCAACAACAAAGAAGACCTCGGGCAAGGGCCGGTAACTTCGTTCCTCGGGTACCCTGTTGTCTTTGTTGACGTTATGCCAAAGACCGTCGGAGCTTCGACCAAGTTCGCTTACTTCGGCGATTTGGCCCTCTCGGCTACCCTCGGGATGCGTCGTCGATTGTCGATTGCTGCGGATGCTTCGCGGTACTTCGAGCTTGACCAGATCGCCTATCGCTCCACCATGCGATGGGATTTCAATTGCCACGAGCGCGGAACGGCTAGCGAAGCCGGGCCAATCTTGTCCCTCGTTTCGGCATCCTAACCAACCAACCACAGAAAGAAGGTGACATTTTGAACGAACTTCAACACTGCAAATTTGTCTCGGCGGTCAAACCGGGAGCGTTGATTGATAACAACACAGCCACGGCTGACGTTATTGATTGTCGAGGTTTTGACTATGCTACAATCGTAGTCCAACTCGGTGCTACTGACATTGCGATGACTGCTCTAAAAATGCAGAACAGTTCGACCAGTGGCGGCTCCTATGCCGACATTACCGGGGCTACCTTTGCGGGTGGCTCAGGGCTTGGAGGGGCTACCCTGGCTCTTCCCTCGGCAACCGACGACGGCCAAACATGCGTTTTTCAAATCGACCTTCGCGGGCTCGATCCGTTCCTGAAGCTTGTCGCGACTTTTGGCGATGGGACATCAGGCGGCTACATCGCTGCGGTTGCAATTTTGAGCCGGGCTAAGTTCCCTCCGATCACTTCGGCGGCAACGGCTGACGGTGACGTCTGCTTGGTTGTCTAGTATGGCAATCGAGTTACTTAAAGAATGGAGAGGCTTTCCGATCGGTTATCGGTCGGAAGCCTTCGGGGCAGGCGTTGAAGATGTCTTGATTCAAAGGGGGATAGCACGTGCGATTGATACCGGAAATTGTGACCGGGCCGACAGCCGAGCCGATCACCCTAAGCGAAGCCAAGAAGCAGCTAGAAATCGCGTCAAGCGACACTAGCCACGATGTTCACATCGCAGCATTGATTCAAGCAGCAAGGGAGCAGTGGGAGCACGATACCGACTCGGCAACGTGCTTTCGGACGCTTCGGATCAGGATCCCAGCCTGGACCGATGGCCTGACCTTGCCGAGATCGCCGATTCACTCGATCACATCGATTCAATACTTCGACGGCGGCAACACTTTGCAGACGCTTCCTTCGTCGACCTATCAATTGCATGTCGATCAGATTCGCGTTGCCTATTTGCAGGTCTTGCCAGGGACTACGGCAAGATGGGATGCTTGGTCGATAAATTACCAGTGCGGATACTCCAGCGACGGCTCGAAGGTTCCAGCGGTGGCAAAGTCGGCGATGTTGATGCTCGTTGCTCATTACTTTGAGAATCGCGACATGCTTATGTCCGATGCGATGCAAACGATGCGACCTTACGAAATGTTGGTTCGGCGATTTATGCGGAGTAGCTACCCATGAAAAAAACACAAGAAGAAACCAATCCGCTCGACCAGACCAACGCAGCGATCAAAATCCCTCGCGTAGGCTTGACCTGCGAGGATGGCAGAGTGTTTCGCGTTCGCTCGTGGGAGCCTGTGGTTTCTATTGGCAAGTTGGTAACGATTAAAATCGAAGTCATTGTCCAGATGCCCGATGGGGAGTATGCGCAGTGAGGCCAAAGAATCAACGTACCGGGGCCCTACGGCATCGATGCACAATTCAACAACCGACAGAGACCCAAGACGCGGCAGGGCAGCCTATCGTCGCTTGGGGGCCGTATGTCGTCGATGAGCCTTGCGAGTGGCAACCAACAGGGGGCTTCGAGTCGATGCGCGGCCGTCAACTTGAAGCAGGCACGCGGGCAGTATTTCGCGTTCGGTATCGCTCGGGCTACACCGCAAAGATGCGGGTTTCCTTCGATGGCGAAACCTACGGCATCACGGCAATCAATCCGGTCGACGGGCTACGAAAATACATCCTTTTGGTGTGTTCGGCGGTGGTATCTTGAGCACAAAAATCGAGATCAATCACGAACTAATCAAGGCGGTATCGGACATTCCGGTATTGCTTCGCAATGGCCCATTGGGTCGATGCCTTGGGGCGTTCGGCAAACCGATTGCAAGGCAAGCCGGGACGCAAGCAAGATCGTCCAGGGAGTCCGGCTCAAGGCTCAAATGGTCTAAGAGATTCAAGAACGCGGCCAACTTCCAAAACGACTCAAAGCAGCACTTTAGCCACAAGGTAGGCAAAAGCGGCGTGGTAGTTTGGATTGGAGCGACCCACCCGAAGGGGAATAAACAACAATTCGTCATGCCGTCGAAAAAGGGCGATTCCTACACTCGCTACCATTGGGGCAAGCCTGGGCAAACGATCGCAACGACAAGCCGCCGAGGAACGTCCTATACCTACACTCGGGGCCAGTCCAAGAACGCAAAAGCGAACGCTCAAGAGCGGAAGAATCCAACCATCGCCCGATTCCCAGTCCAAGAACGGGCAACGGTTCGAGCATTCGACCAAACGCGATCAACCGCCGAGGCTGATTTTTTGGCCCAACTTCAAAAGGAAATTAAGGAGCTACGTCTTGGCTAAAAATCTTAAACTGACCGACAAGGTGACGATCGCATCAAGCGGAACGACCTCCACGGCGTTGACGCTACAGGGCACGATCCCGCTCGCTATGCAGATGCCAGCGGCATTTACCGGGACGGCAATCACCTTCCAATGCTCGAACGATGGCAGCGCGTACTATGACCTCTACAACGGCTCAACGCTCTACAGCGTGACCGTTGCGGCTAGTCGCTACATCGCACTCAACCCCGACGTATTTGAAGGGGTCCGATTCGTTCGGCTAGTCAGCGGGTCTAGCGAAGGTGCGATTCGGGAGATCTTCCTTATCAGTGGGGAGCGTTAAGAGTGTCGGCAATCGGCGAAGCAATACGAACCAAGCTACTGTCCTATGGGACGGTATCGGCACTCATCGGGCAGCGAATGTACCCTGATGCAATGGTCGAAGGTGCTACGCTTCCGGCGGTTGTCTACTACGTGACATCGACGCAACGCGATCACATGCTAAGCGGCGTAGGCAAGTCGGCTCACGCTAGATTTACCCTCGATTGCTATGCAGCGACACGAAGCACATGCAACGCGATCGAAAGAGCTATTCGCGAAACGGGAATTGATTCTTTTAGGGGGACCGTTAGCGGTTACGACCTCGATGGGGTTGATTTCGATTCGGGCGATGAATACATGCAGGAACCACCTACCGATGGTAACCAAGAGCATCGGTATATCGTTAGTTTTGACCTCTTGGTTCACTATGGAGAGCCTTAGTTATGCCAGCACTCACAAAAGCACGAACTGGACTCGGAGCGACCATTTCCGGTACTGGTTTGGTTACAACTCAAGTTACCCGGATCGG